GGTTGGGCCAGATTACGACATCGCACGCGACACCCTAATTCAAGCACTGGATCAATCGGGCGAAGGTTCGTTAGTGCATCCGCACTTAGGCACTCAAAGTGTCCGAATTACGAGCTATACATGGTCAATCAGCACTCGTCAGGGTGGCTATGTGCGCATAGACATTCGCTATGTCAAAGCCGCACGCCGTCGCCCCGCACCGGTGGTTAACTCAGCCTCAATATTGGCTCAGGCCGCTTCAGCAGCATCAGCCACCGCACAAACCGCGTTTAGTGAGCGTTTTAGTGTGAGCGGTGCCAGCGACGCCGTGACCAACTCCGCGACCGATATTTTAGGCGATGCCATCAGCGCCATGCGCACCGTCAATGGTCGCATCAATGCAGGTGTTGCCGAGCTGCAAGGGGTGGCGTCAGACATAGATACACTCGCCAGCGAGTTGGCGACATTAATATCAGCCCCAGCCAATTTAATCAGCACCGCAGCCGGTGTGGTCAGCAGCATACTTGGGGCATACAGCAACATAAAACAGGCGTTTAACGCCTACGATCAGCTGCTGGCTGGCTTTCGTATTAATCGCACGATTCAGCGCACCTCTGCCAATGGCACCGAGACCGCCACCCGTGCGCGAATGGCAGACAATCAAGCCGCCATCAGCGATGCTTTAGTTACGCTTGCGATGGTCGGTATGTGCGATCTCATAGCGTCAGGTGCCAGCCCATTCGAGTCATACGATCAGGCCATCAGTATTCGTGATTCGCTACTGGATCAACTGGCAGAAAGAGCGGCCAGCGCAGAATTATCCTATGACGAATACGACGCCCTCAGTCGTCTGCAGTCTGCGTTGCACCGCCGCGTGCAAGAAGTCGCCCCCGGTTTGCAATCCATTAAATACGTCAGCCTAGGCGTCAGCTTGCCTGCGGTTGTCGTTGCCCATCAGCAATACGGTGACGCCACCCGAGCCGACGAACTGGCTGCCCGTAACGGCATTAATCACCCACTCTTTATGCCTGCCGGTAAAACGCTGGAGGTGCTGTCATGAGCGAACTGATATTAATCGCCGATGATCGCGAATACACAGGCTGGAAAAGCGCCGCAATATTTCGCTCGCTTCAGCACGGGCCGCATCAATTTGAAATGACAATCTCACCCGAACAAACCGACGCAGGGCTGTTTGTCATTACCGACGGCACGCCCTGTGAAATCTGGTTTGACGATGACTTAATTCTCACAGGCTATGTCGATGATGTCCTGCAAAGCTACAGCAAAGACAAGCACGAAATACGTCTGACCGGTCGCAGCAAAATAGCCGACCTAGTGGACTGCTCAACCAATGGCGAACAAGTACTCAAAGGGCAGTCCCTGCAATCTTTAGCCACAAAATTAGCCAGCCCATTTGGAGTATCTGTCACGGTCGATCGTATCGCCGCCGATGCAGCACAGCAGACCTTTGAAGTCGCAGACATTACCCTAGATCCGGGCCAGCCCGTCTGGCAATTGCTTGAAGAATTGGCGCGCTTAAGGGGTGTCCTACTTATCAGTGGTGCCGACGGCGGCCTAGTCATAACGCGGGCAAACACATCCGCAGTGCTGGGGGCGATCACCTACGGTGACGGTGTGCTGTCTGCCGAGTCTCGCCGCTCGCATCGTGAGCTATTCAGCGAGTACAGCGTGTGCGGTATGCAAGCGCTCTGGGCTGGCTCAGCGGCGGATAAATCGCAGTCAGCCTCAGCGGTTAAAGGCAATGCATCGCGCCATCGCCCGTGGTTTATTCAGGCCGAAGATCAGGCCGATGCCGCTGCTTGTAATGCCCGCGCAGCGCATCAGGCTCGTGTGTCCTATGGCCACAGCCGCTCGCTGCAATACACCGTCAGTGGCTGGCGTACTAATGGAGCTACAGGACAGGTCTGGCAGCCTAACCGTTTAGTATCTGTCTCAGATCCTGTTATTGGTATGGATGGCGACTTACTCGCGATCGATGTCGCGCATTCTTACGCCAACGATACCGGTCACGTCACCACGCTAACACTGATGCCTGCCGAGGCGTTTGATTTAATCGCCCAACCTCAGGCCGGAGGTGCTACATGGTAACTCGCAATCAAGTGCTGCAAGTGGCGGCGGGTTTAGTCGCTCCCGTGTCTCGCCGTCTACGCACATTGATGCGTCGCAGTGTTGTCACCATGACGAAATACGCTGGCGCGGTTCGCTTGCTTCAAGTACGAGTGCCAGGAGGCTCTGCACTGTCAGATCTCGAACACCTCGAACCCTTCGGCTTTACCAGCCACCCCAAAAAAGACGCAGAAGCACTGGTGCTGTCTTTTGATGGCAACGGCTCACACAGCATCGCACTGATGGTCTCTGATCGGCGCTATCGCTTAAAAATTGCCGAGGGTGAGGTCGCGCTTTACAACGCTAACGGCGACAACCTGCACTTTAAAGCCGATGGTACCGCCGCGCTAACCTCCGCGACAAAAGTGCAAATCAACAGCCCCGCAACAGAAATCAGCGGCACGCTCACCGTGTCTGGTGCAACAACGCTCAGCAGCACCTTGACAGTTGCTGGCGCGACTACCGCTGCCGCTATTACGTCAGCCGCAATCACGGCAACTGCAGTCACCGCAGGCGGTATTGCGTTCGGTACGCACAAACACAGCTACACCGACGACGGCAACCCAGCAACCACAGGAGGCCCGCAATGATGGCTCTAGCAACATCCACAAGCGCTGGCTTATCGATTACCCAGCAGCCAGCCACGCAGCAAACACGGCTGCGCAATGCTGTGCTAATCAGCTTATTTACTGATGCTCGTGCCTCCGCAGATCAGGTACCCGAAGGAGCAAGCAATCGCGGCTACTGGGGAGACATGGAACTACCGCAAAGCGAAAGCCTAGGCTCGTGCCTCTGGACACTGCAGCGCGAAAAAATCACCACCAACTTGCTAACACGAATAAAAAACCACGCCACTGAGGCCCTCGAATGGCTAATCGACGAAGGCGACATGATCGCCGTTAACGTCACCACAGAGCGTCGCGGTACAGACACCGTCGCATTCAAAATCGACTGTCAGTTGCCAAATGGAGAGTGGTTGAACGTCACAGCAGAGCAGGCAGGTTATGGCATTTAAAAAACCATCATTAGCAGAACTCAACGCCCGCATCGCCGCCGATATAGAGCTGGCCTCTGGCGAATCAGCGACCCGTCGCGGGGATATTTACTACCCGTTTAAACAGGCATTAGCCGCTGCCGCATACAGTGCCCACAGCCACATCGACTACAACCGCGAACAGCTATTTGACGAAACCGCAGACCCAGAACACCTAGTACGCCGCGCTGCAGATCTAGGCGTCTATCGTGTGGCCGCCAGTCGCGCTGCCGGTACCGCCAGTATCGTGGCTAACGACGGCGTCCAGATCCCCGCAGGTGAAACCATCGTAAAAAGTGACCGGGCATACGTCACGACCTCTGCCAGCACTGCAACAGACGGGGCCGCCATTGTAGCCCTGCGAGCCGTCAACGCCGGTGTCATAGATAATCTCGCGGTAGGAGAAACGCTCACACTGCAGCGCACGATCGATGGCGCAGACACAACAGCCACCGTCATAGAGATCAGCGGCGGCACCGACATAGAAGACATCGAACGCCTGCGCGCACGTCTGCAAGAGCGTCGCCAAAACCCACCAATGGGTGGCCGCCCATCCGATTACATTCAATGGGCAAAAGCAGCCCATTCCGATGTCACCCGCGCATGGTGCTTCAACAACGAAAACGGCGCGGGCACCGTCGTCGTCCGCTTTGTTACCGACGACTTAGAAACACGCATACCTACCCAGGCACACATCGATGCCGTCACTGATTACATCGATGCAGAACGCCCAGCAGGCATGAAAGGCTTCAGCGTAGGCAGCTTAATCGAAAAGCCTCTTGATATTACGTTCAGCTACTTACTGCCCAACACCAACGCAGTGCAGCAGCAAGTAGAGGCCGAGCTGTTAGATCTTATTGCTAGCGAAGTGGAACCCGGCAAAACCCTGCCGATCTCTCGCATTCGTGAAGCCATCAGCGCCGCCGCAGGCGAACAAGATCACGCCTTTGATTTATCAGCAGACATCACATCAGCGAGCCACGAAATAATTGCGCTCGGCATCATCACATGGCCGGAGGCTTAAACAATGGATTATCCGATCAGCGACGAGTTCGCAAAACTGCAAAACGGCAAATTCACAGACGGCGATCCGATCAACAACATTCCGCCGTCTAAAAACTCAGCAGCGTATCAAAACATGGTATTTGATGAACTGCTGAACGTGCTGTCAGCAGCTGGAATA